TAATGAAAAATGTCCATTTTGTACGTCAAGTTGTGTATCTTTTAAGATGTACTTCATGACGTATCGATATGATTTATATGAAGGTTTTTCGATAAACGAATAACCTCTGTTCCAATGTTTCCAATTAATCCTTTTATCATATTCGATGTTTTTTGGCACTTTACCTTTAAAAAAGAGTATTGCGTGCCAATGTGCGCGTCCCTTAGTTGATCCATATTCACCCGCTACGATGTATCGTACTTTATAGCCTTCGTTTCTCAGGCTTTTCATAAAGAGCTGATAATGTTTATATACTAAAGTTGCGCTTTCTGGCGTGTCTCCGTCTCCGTATGTCAACGTTACACTTAGTGTTTCGTCACTATGGTGACTTTCGGCAATGCATCGTCCAACATAGTCATTTACTTTGTTTTCCCTGCATTGCCAGCATTTGTGACAGGCAACAAGGCCAACTTCGCTTATGTTATTTGGTGAAATACACATGTTTTTTCTTCGTTGCCTCGTTTCCAGTCACTAAATGCATATACTGACAAGAGTGGTATATGTTTCCGCCAAACCCCCCTCCGATCCTTGCGTCTACGGGGGGTTTGGCTGATGTTGGGTTAATATAATATTTCCCCATCATCGGTTTTTAGCGTTTTCCAACCTTTTATCTGCCAGTGGGCAGGGTCGTAAAACTTCCATTCATACCCACATTCCATGTCGATATTCATTTTTCGGGCAACTTCCATACCAATTGTATAGAGCATTGCCCATTCTTTTTCGTGCAAATCCCAACCTTTAACACTGTGGATTATATCCACAGCAAGCCCATATTGATGAGGGCTTTTGTTGGCCTTTGCTAATGTAACGCCTTGTTTAAACAGACGTGTTTGTTCGTCTGCAGTTCGCCACATTTCACTTGCAAATACGGGTATATTATAAGCCTTACAGGCTTTTACCATTTTGCGTTCAAATTCTATCAAGTCAGGGTGTGCGCCTTCGCGCACAGCCCTCAATTGTTGTTCTTTATACTTATTAGAATTTATAAAAGACTTATTACTTAGCGCTTGTATCGCTAGTTGATGCGTCTTCGCTTGCGGCAACCGTTTCACTGGTGTCTGAAGTGCTTTCTTCACTTCCTTCCACGTTGTCTTCTGATATCCCGCTTGGAGGCATAGATGGTGCATTTCCTGCTTTAAGCTCTGGGAAAGTTTTTGCATTATCTTCAATAACCTCTTCATTTTGCGCTTTTACCTTTGCAATTTCAGCTAAGAGAATTTGTTCTCTTTCTGATTGTGCTGTTTTTACCATATGCATTAATCGTTCCATTTCTGGGTTACGAGTTCTACGCATCTCAAGACCAGTAAACTTAACGTCAGACATTTTCTCAATAATGTGGTCTGACGCACGATTTTTGTAAGTTATTGATGCACTCTTATCCTTTGAGACTGCTCTTACATAAAGTGTACTTGAAATAGATGTTATCAGCGTGAAGAGTCCTTCATCGCTAACTAAAAGTTTTTCATCTGCAAAATCTTTTGTGTTGGATCCATACAAAGCTACTTTATCGCTTGTATTAAATTCAACACGTATGGTTCGGCTATTGCCTTTGACAACAAATTCTATAGTTTGGTTTAACTTTAATTTGTTCCACCCATCGAGGGCTTGAATTTGATAACGTTTCATTTTTTTTCCTATATGGTTAATTTGCCCCGCTTACGCGGGGCAGGGGAGGGTACTTTTATGCTTTTGTTAATCTTGTTTGATCAACATCTGCCATTACTTGGTCATAATCGTCGGTTGCTTCCTTAAGCGCTCCGCCGAATACTGTGTTTCCTGAAATTTCAAACGTACCGCGTGCCGTGATTTCGAACGCGTCACTTGTTGAATCTGCAAACACCTTATGATGAACATTATTACAAAGATAAAAATCTTCTGTTAATTCTGGGTCTACTGTTTCGTTTGCCCAAATTTTTTGTCTGTCCTCATCAAATGACGCATCAACTTCTGGTCGGTAATATTTACCGCCAATATTTGGCGCGCTACGCATGTATTCGTGGTTAAGCGGTGCATAACCAAATACAGCATTTGGTGTAGTATGATCCACATCAATATGATCGTTTGTAACGATACTTACTTTTTCTGGATCAAGTTCATCACGTGTGAACTCAGGATAATTACTTACTGATGTATTATGTAAATAATGATCTTTTTGTCGCTCAAATAACTGCTCTGGTGTTATTTCAGCTGTAATAACAATTACACCACCTGTATTTATAGCAGGAGTTCTCATTGTTATATCAACCAATGCACCACCAACTGTTACAGACTCGTCTAAATTTGCTGCGTCTGATGCAAAACGTTGTTGATAACCCATTTGCGTGCGTTGTTGTGCCAATAATATTGGCTGTTTCATTGCTTGATCTGGAATTCTTATACCAGACATCAATGTGTCGATAATATAATCGTCATCATGTCCTTGGTACAGACTTCTAGCTTTTGCAAAAGCTTGTGTCTTTTTAGCCATTTCAATATTAGATAATGATACTGTTATACCATTGTCTTGTAATTCAGCAAATACTTCATTACCCCAATTCCATTCTTGGCCTGCACCTGCATTTCTACTAGTTGATCCAGTAGGAGTAAAACCTGAAGTTGCAGATGGAATATATTTACCAACACCATCATTTATATAACTTTCTGAAATTAACGGCATTACCTGATTAACTACATTTAATGCAACTTCGCCATCAATTATTGCCTGATCAAAATCAGGTACAATATGTGCCATTGTTGTATGGTTCCAAAATGCTTGTGCCAATGACGTGTCTGTCATTGTACGCATTGATAAACTTGAGGAACGCTCTTTGCGTCTAAAGTTTACAACAGTATTATATGCCTCGATGTAATCGCGGTTAACTGTTGCTGAACCTTGTGCGTGCATACCTAAAGTTTTATAGAACTCATTATCAGCTTGGCTAAATGTATGTGTTTCAATAAATGGGATCGGAGTTTCTCCGTCCTCACGTGGTACGCCTTGGTAGGACCTGTTTAAATCGTCCATTCCATTAAAACGATCAAATGCCAATTTAGGTACTAAATGTGCATTTACAGTCACGTTTACGCCGTTAAATAAAGTTTCAGCAGTTTCCATCATTTCCACTGCGATTTGCATTCTTGATCGCTTTACACCGTCTTCGCGAAGTAGTGGTATACATGCCACAGGTATAATTTTACCTGCGTTTCCTGATGTAATTACTGTCTTTTGATCAATCCTTGTTGATCGCTTGGGCGTCAACGGCGTTGTCAAAAGATTATTTTGATTCATTCCATTCATTTTTTTACTTTCCTTTTAGTTTTATATTGCTTTCGGCAATTCTTGCATTTGCATGGTTTTTTATTTTTCAATATCCAAGTGCTTTCATTGAATATGGTACAATTTCTTCATTGTAATTTGGTTGAGATTTAAAATTGTTTTTTATGGGTGTTGTTTTTGGAAATACCCATTGACCAGTTGTAAATCCGTGCATAAATCTTTCTGCAAAAGATGATGTACTTGTAACAACTCCTTGACCAATTTTTTTAATTCCCTGGCCAATTTGTGCAGGGCTAACACTGTCGCCGCCCATTGCATCAGCTGTAGCTGATCCACCTTGCAATAATGTACCAACCAATAATTCAAATGGTCCCATTTCATATAATTCTGGGTTTGGTATTCTCACAATTGTTCCATCTGGATATCTGGTATCAATATATGCAGGTTCGATTTTTGTACCATCTGAACTAAATTTTGGAAAATTTGGTTGCTGTAAACTTTGATAATTTAATGCAACTTGTGATTTTAAAAGGTCTGTTTCTAATCCAAATTGTAATTTTTGCGTACGACCTGTTTGAAAACTTTGAAATCCGCGAAATGCATCTTGCAATATATTTGTAGTTTTTGCTGTGGGCATTGATGATATTAATGGTTTTATATATCTTGTTTCGCCAATTTGCGTTGATCTCGTACTTGTTGTTTGATTTGCGCCTGCTATTCGCAGTGCTGTTAATGGATTAATTCCTGCTTTTCTAGCGTCACTTATAACGCTTTCAAAATCAGCCTTTTGGGTCGTTACTGTTTCAACAGGACGACTATTATTTTCCATTTGTTTATTTGTATTTTCTGCCGCTATTGTTGCAATACGGTTTTGTTCTTTAACTGCTTTTTCAGCAGCTACATTTGCTTTTGTTACAACTTTTCTTTCATCTTTAGCGTCTTTTAATCCGCCCAATAATGCTCCACCAATAGGAGCTAGTGGCCCCAATACTGGAGTTAATAAAGTTCCTAACATACCGCCAATATTACTAAAAAATCCCATTATAATGCTCCCATAAATGGTGCAAATAATGCGATTCCTAATATAATGCCGCCAATTGCGTGCATTAGTACTTGTTTAATCATTTTACAAACCTCCGTGAGAGAAGGTCAATTCCAACGCCGCAAGCGACTGTCATTCCAATGATTATGCTGTCGACTTGTGCGCTAGCTATACCTAAACCTGCTAGATATGCGCCCAACATGGTACCACATCTAGTTATAACAGGTTTTAGTATTTGTTTAATTAATAGAAATTGCAACTTTTACTCCTCTTTGTTAAGAGGGCTTAAAGTGTCCTTTGGCCGATAATATATATTATGATCAGATTGAGACTCTTGTGTTAAACCCTATATATAGTATTTCGATATTTTTATCGTGTTGTCAACACTTTATTTGCACCATGGTACAAATTCTTTGCTTCCACCCGTACCTTTTTGAGCCTTTTTGCTGTTTGGGCGTTGTTTACAGACTTTTTCACGACGCGCGATTTTATCGACTGATTGTTTCTCAGGCTGTGATGGTCTGTTTCGCCCTGTTTGCTCTGCAAGCAAAATTGGCGTTTTCCGAGATGGTACTCGATCATTTGACAAGAATTGATCAATTGATAATTTAGGTAGGGGAGGGAGCGTTACTGGCGCTTTGCGCTGTGTTCTCCATCGTCCTAATATTTGTTTAATAAGATTTCTATTTTGTTTTGTTGTTGTAGTTTTACTACTGCTTTTTTTACGTGCCATATTTTATTACATTCCATTCATTAGCGATTGATTTAATTACTAGATGTGTATCGTCGTAATTTTGTAATGATGGGGCATGCCACCTATCATTTTTGTTTGCCATTTCTGAAATCAATGTTTTCCATTGTTCAATCGGATCATCTAATACAAGCTGATCTTCGTATTCTTCTATTATGTCACTATATGGCATTTTTCTGTTACTGAACGCGTATTGGTCAAGCCATTCGTGTAAATAATATTTACAGAAGTTTTCGCGTGTTTTTCCTTGGATCATAAATTCCCTGCGGTTTCCTTGACCATCAAATTCGTTGTCGAATTGATACATGAATGTTTGAGGTGCAAGTCCACTATCGACATATTTTTTTGCCAGTTCCTTGAAATATTGATCTCCGAGTGGTGGTTTTTTGCTTAATGAAAAATGTCCATTTTGTACGTCAAGTTGTGTATCTTTTAAGATGTACTTCATGACGTATCGATATGATTTATATGAAGGTTTTTCGATAAACGAATAACCTCTGTTCCAATGTTTCCAATTTATCCTTTTATCATATTCG